CGAGTGTCGAGGAAATAAGAGTCGTTGAGGTACGCTGCTGTACTTTGAATTGATTTTTATACGCGTGGTATTTTCTTACGTGTAACGCTGCTGTTATACGTTTAGTCTGTATCGATTCTTTTAACGAAAGCTGTTATTAGGATTACGTTGATTTGTTTCGTGCAAGAAAACGATGTCGTCATATATGGGAGAGTGTCCCCCAGAGTTTAGAAACGAGCCCATTCCGCAGTGGAAGATAAATTTGGCTAGAAGCTTAGCTAAACGAAATGAAGCTGTGGTGCGTTTACCAACTCCTGCTCCAACGGATAGTACGAGTGTGTTAGTGTTAGCAAAGCAAAGGTTAGTGGAATGTCAGACAGGAAACTATTCGAAGTTAGAACGAAAGAACCGTTTGGAGGAGTACTTACGAGCTAAAGCTATTCACGAGGGTGATAGTGTGCAAACCGCCGTTTATAAGGCTATAATAGATTCTGATGGTACTGAACAAGGCCAGATGTCGATATTGTCTGCTGTGGCAGACATGAAGAGGAAGAAGGAAGAAGCTAGGAAGAAGTGTTGGGTCTGTGATAAACCGGTACCCTCTTACAATGTCGTTTTGGATTGTGGCTGCTTTTTACATAAAGATTGTGTTACGCATTTCATAAAGACAGATCAGTGTAAGTGTGGGAAAATTCCTGTGTCCGCGGTGCGAGGATCGAAGACTACCGGATTTAAAAAGTATGTGTTACCAAGATCTTACTGCGCTGCCTGTTCGCAAGACGACAATTCTGGGTTGTCGCATATATGTGGTAGGGAAAATAAACCTTCCATCGTGAAACGAGTGGTTCCTTTTCCAGTCATAGGACCGAATGAAGAGTGCGAGCTCTGGGTTGCTTCTACTATAGCACCCGTAGATATAAATTTTTATGATTTCGCAGAGACCTTGTCGGAAAAAAGGGTTTATGGAGCTAGACTGGGATCTTATATGGCACATAAACTAACAAGGCATATATATGTATATAGGGTGGATCCTGAGGCTTATAGAATATGTCAGATTATACCTATGCCGTGTTCTGCGGTAGATGGGCGTTCCATGGAAATAGCCGTTATGGTTGCCGCTGAGGGAGCGTTTACTGGGGTGTCAAGTTTAGCATTTACTGGGGCTGTGCAGTGTGGGTATGTGATATGTCCAGATAGCTGGGAGAAAAAGAAAAGATACCTTAATTCACATGGAATCAATATGGGCACTTCACACATGAAAGCTGATGTATATACCGAGACTTTACAAGATTGTATTATAATGGGTAGGGGTGTGTTTGATAGTCTTATTTCGTATAAAGATAGAAATATAGCTAAAGCTTATGAGACTATGGTTACTAACTCTATAGATATTATAAATGGAGTGGTGGACGAACGTAATGCCACGGATAATAGTGGTTATAGACGAGCGGACATGGGTCAATATCGTGCATTTGCCGCTGATAAAGTTATGGAGGCTAGTGTAGACACCGTTATTAAAGGAAAAACGTACAGGGTGCCTATTGTGTATGATAAGGACAAACCGCCTACAGCAGCTCAGCAAAAGAAAATGGCGCGTAATATAATTCGAAGAGCTGAAAACCCGAGGACGCCTATTATAAAACTACAACCACGTGGTAGTGACGTAGAGAGAGCTGCAAGTAAGAAGAATACAATTGCGCAGTTTGATGCGAGTAAGTTAGAATATATAGATAAACGGAATCAATTGTCGCAGATGGCTGCCGAACTGCGTGCTAACGCGACTGATGCACCTATGGCCGTTACTGGACGATCGAGATATTTACGGAATATATTGCTTCCTGATGAAGGAGCTATATCTATACCAGACGATGTGGTTAGACCTCATTTTGCAAAGAGTGAGACGGTGACCGCAAACCTGATAGTGGCTGATTCTGGTGATGGCTCTGGGGGTGGATTACTGATAATATACCCTGAACACCCTACTAATTTGATAGCCTATCACTATTTTCTTACTGCTACTGGATACGTCTATGATCAAACCATAAATACTGCTCAAGATCTAAAGGATTCCTTTGACTATGCTAAGAGAGGTTCTAATTTATTGGCCGCGAGATCTGCCACTATACCTAGTGGGCAGTTCGCCTTGAATGGAACTTGGACCAGTACTAGGATTGAGGGGTTTCTTACTGAAGTGCCGGGGCTTAACGACCCTGATTTGTATAATACGTTGTTAACTAATACAGTGGAGCCTTTGGATAAAGTGGGTAATGTACTATTAGGCGATGGTATAGCAACGCTGGGTATGACAGGTGCCTTTGGTCAACCCTATACTAGGCTAGGGGATGCGACTCCTTATACTATAACTGCTGGTACTTATACTGCTAACCCTCCTGTCATTACAGACCGATCTCAAGATTTGCAATATTCTGGGTCTGTACTTTATGACGGGGCTCTTCCTCTGACTGGCGCCTTGACTACTGTTTGCAACACTACTTTTAATATAGATAGTACTACTGGTGTGCAACAATTTGTCGATGTTTCCCTTGATGGTGTCGTGGAGGCTATATATACCTGTGTTGTGACTACTACTTATTTTGATCCTTTCGGTAATGAAATATTTACTGACGTTAAATCGGCTGTGAACGAAGTGCCGGGGGGCCAGAATAATTTAGACTTTACTTTTGGCAGATTTGTTAATATTCCTGTTAGTCAAATGGGACCTTTGGGAGCTATTTCGTTGCTTGTGCAGCTTGAAGGTAGTGTGGCTAATCCGACGCCTGTTATAACTGTTAATTATGCCTACTCTGTACCTATGGGGGCGCGTACTGGAGTGAATGGTCCCATTGTGCTGGCTGCTTATCAAGGAGCTGCAGCAGGGTCTACGATTACCGTATCTGGGTGGGCTAACTTTAACTTAATACCTAATCCAAGCTTGAGACAGAATTTAGAGCTAAATTATGCTAAGGTGGATCCAGGCGATGTACAATGGTGTAGGACAGTCCTTGGTGATAGACGAAAGTTCGAAATACGGTCTGTGTGGAACTTAAAGGAGTATATGGAGGCACGAGAGACCTTGGCTGAAATTTCGGATGTTACTGTACACGCTAGAGCCGCTGCTCTTACATTTGGAGATGTGATAGGTACACTAAAGAAATACTTTTTACCTGCTTTGGGTGGTCTGGCTAAAGATGCTCTTATGGGACTGGCCGGAGGAGGTACAGGTACCCCTTCTGGTCCCTTTATAGGTTCTGTACGTGGACGTGCCGCTTCTGGTTCTGTATACAGGAGTGTTGCGGCGTCTGGTGATATTATAAAACCGAAACCATTGTCTATTATGGGACGGGGATCACTTACCATTCCGTATAATGTGAGGGGTAACGCGAAAGATTCCGATGGGTACCGAGCCTTCGCGGCAGATGGAAAAATAGAGCGAGTTAATACCCGAAGAGTAGTTAGACCTCGAGATGATCGGCTGGTGGCCTTTCCCGTTCTAATTACTCATCCGTCTGTTGAGGGTAGTGTGGATACTCAATTATACGCAGCTTCTAACTCAGATTATGGGAAATTTCATCCGGAGGCTAGGATGCGCGATGGAATGTGGTTTACGCAAGGTACGGATACTATACCCGAAGTGAGACTTAATAAAAATGTATATTTGTTTCCTATAGATCCTAGGCTTTTCCCTAAGAAGATAGTTATTGTACCAGGACCTATTGTTACGGGGCATTCTTGTGATGCTGCTATATGGTTGGTGTGCCATGGCAAATTTACTGGTGTGTTGCCGTATGCCATAACGGGAGGTGTTGATGGTCATCATTTGAGAGAAAACGATTATTTTCAACAAAAGCTTGATTATTCGCGTAGGATGCGATTTCCTTTGGCTGGTAATGACGAACATGGAGATGTCGTTGTTGGCGATCTTAGACTTGTCCGAGATGCTATGCCAGCTGAGGTTTATCATGCTGTGTGACCAATAATGTGGGAATCTGAACGTACTTTGGGGTCGTAA